ACACAACTACAGCTTATAGCACAACAACAACTTATGCTACAAGCAGAAGCACGGGTGAAAGCAGAAACACAACAACAGCCTATGCAACAACAACAACATTTAATACGTCTACTAGTACAACAACTGTATATGCTACAGCTGCAGCATTAACAAGCTTTAGTTCTACACCATCAAGTAGTTTAAGCTTTGTATGTTTTGAAGTTATGTCAGACACTAGATTTGGTAGTAATGTATCTAGTGGAGTACCACAAGTAGGTTCAAATGTATATGCTATAAACAATACTAGCTTCCCATTAGCTAATGGTGTTTATGGCTGTGATTCAACTGGTGGTTTAGGATTTGGACCAGACACAATATATACTATTAGCGGAGGTGCTGGAGGTGTAGCATCATTAAGTAGTTGTGGTGGTGGTTTCTCAGATAGATCATTAAAGAAAAATATTAGACAATATGGTAAGTCATTAAATGGAATAAATATATACTTGTTCGAATTTAAAGATGAGAAATATGGTAAAGGGGTATGGCAAGGTGTTATGGCTGATGAAGTAGAACATATACCAGGTGCAGTTGTAGAGTGGAACGGTCTTAAGTATGTAAACTACAATCACTGTGATGAAATAGATGTAGAATTTAAAAAGATATAATATGGGAGTTTATTTTAACGAAGATAATATAGTTGCACATACCGGTACAAATTTTGTAATAGAAAAGCTTACTAGAAAAGATGAGAATATGGAAGACTATACTATTTCTAGGTTTAAGTATATACAAGATGTTTTACATTGTAAATTTAATCATGAAATACCAGCAAAACTTTTTGCGGGCGACGGAGGTGAATGCTGTGGTTGGGATGTAACCGCAGCGCAATATAACGATGCAACATGGGGAGATGTATTATATTTAGGTTTATATTTAGGTAAAACACCTGATTATATATATAAAAATAAATCTGTAACATCTTTAGATGTAGTAGAGTCTGATCAAGAAATAATAGATCATGTTGGGTGGATAGATAACAATATAACCGTTATACAACATGATGAATGGACTTATGCAACATCAAAACAATACGATATTATAATATGTGATTTATGGGCTATGCCAAATGACATAACTCAAGATCATAAAACAAGTTTGTTAAATAATTATACAAATAATTTAAAATCTGGTGGTAAAATAATAATACCAATATCAGGTGAAACAATAAATTAATCATGCCAAATACTAGTAGAAGTACAACAACAACATTCGCTACCAGTGATTTAACTGGAGAGAGCAGAAGTACGACGACGGCGTATAATACTACTACTACGTATAATACCAGTAGAAGTACGGCTGAAAGTAGAGCTACAGGTACGTCAAGAAATACTACTACAAGTTTTAATACTACAACGGCATATAATACTACTACAACTTATAATACCTCTAGGGGAACAGGAGAAAGTAGAAATACATCTACATCTAGAACAACTAGTACAGCTTTTAATACAAGCACCACAACAACATATACGAGTTTCTTTTCTACTAGCAGGTCTACAACCACCACTTTTGCAACAAGTAAAAGTACAACTACTGTATATAATACAAGTAAAAGTACTACTACAACATATAATACAAGTAAGAGTACTACAACAACATTTAATACTAGTAAATCTACCACAACCACTTTTAATACGTCTACCACTACTACAACAACTTTTAATACGTCTACTGTAACAACTAGAAGTACCACTACGACTTTTAATACAAGCAGAAGTACCACTACAACATTTAATACTTCTACTGCTACCACAACTACGTTTGCTACAAGTAAATTAACAAGTAGAAGCACAACAACTACATTTTCTACAAGCAGATCTACTACAACCACGTTTGCTACATCTAGAACAACAAGCACAGTATTCAATACTAGTACAACAACTGTTTACACTACGACTTTTGCAACAAATAGAAACACTGCTGAGTCTAGGTCTACGACAACAGTATATACAACTAATACGGTATTCAACACTAGTACAGCGACTACCACCACTTTTAATACATCAACTATAACAAGTAAAAGTACTACAACTACATTTTCAACAAGTAGGAATACAACAGAGAGTAGAAGTACAACAACAGTTTATACTACTAATACTGTATTTAATACGTCAACGCTTACAGGTAGAAATACTACGACAACATTTAATACTAGTACAACAACTGTTTATTCAACACAATTTGAAACTGCTAGAAATACTTTATCTACGTCGCCTATAAATAGAAACACAAGTAAACTTACTACTAGAAATACTATAACTGTATTTAATACATCTACTAGTACTGTATTTAATACTAGTACATCAACTACTACAGTATATACAACTACGTTTAGTACAAGCAAGAATACTACCACAACAGTTTCAACGTCTAGAAGCACAAGTAAATCTACATCAAGATCTACCACTACAACGTTTAGCACAAGTAAATCTACTACTACAACGTTTAATACAAGTACTGCAACCACAACTGTATTTAATACGTCAACTAATACTATTACAGTATACAATACAACAACCGCAACATCTAAAACCACAACAACTACATTTGGAACGTCAAGAACCACGAGTACTACTATTTCAACATCAAAAAATACTACTACTGTATATACAACTACATTTAGCACTAATAGAACTACAACAACTACATTTAGCACTAATAGGTCAACTAATACAGTGTTTAATACTAGTACGGCAACTACGACAACTTTCAATACATCGACAGTAACTAATACTGTTTTCAATACAAGTACTTCAACAACAACGGTATTTAATACAACAACAAGTACAGTATTTAACACAAGTACGTCCACAAACACTACGGTTAGTACAAGTAAAAATACTACGACAACATTTAATACATCAACTAATACTGTTTATAATACAAGTACAGAAACAGTTCAAAATACTTTGTCTACTATACCTATAAATAGAAATACAAGTAAATTAACAAATACTATTACAATAACCGCATTTAATACAAGTACAACAACAGTATTTAATACATCTACAAGTACAAGCACTGTTTATACAACAACATATAATACAAGTACTTCAACAACTACTGTATATACCACAACATTTAGTACAAATAAAAATACTACAACAGTATATAATACGTCGACTTCTACAGGTACAACGACAACAATTAGTACATCTAAGTCAACAACAACTGTTTATTTAGCAGCGAGAAATACATTAGTAACCGAAGCTATTAATAGAAACACAACGGTATCTACTAGCACAATAACAATTACTTCGTTTAACACAAGTACAACAACCGTGTTTAATACTAGTACTGCAACAACAACAGTTTATACAACAACGTTCTCAACTAGTAAATCAACAGATACTCAATATACAACAACGTTTTCAACTGATAAAAGTACAACTACGGTTTATAACACATCAACCGTAACTCAAATTGCTACTGCAAAATCAACTTCTAAATCAACTTCTACAACATTTGAAGAAGCAAGAAACACTCTGGTAACTGAGGCGATAAATAGAAATACAACAGTTTCAACAAGCACAATTACTATAACGGCATTTAACACAAGTACCACCACTACATTCAATACCAGTACAAGTACTACTACCGTATATACAACGACTTTTGAAACTAGCAAATCAACTAATACTGAATATACAACGACTTTCAGTACTAATAGAAACACAACCACTGTATATAATACATCAACAACAACACAAGTTTCTACAGCAAAATCAACTTCAAAGTCAACAAGCACAACTTTTGAAGAGGCAAGAAATACATTAGTGACAGAAGCTATAAACAGGAACACTACAGTATCAACTAGTACTATTACTATAACAGCATTTAATACTAGTACGACCACAGTATTTAACACAAGTACTGAGACTACTACCACGTTTTCAACGAGTAAGAGTACAGATACAACTGTTTCAACTTCTAGAAATACTACAACAACGTTTAACACATCGACTACTACAGTATTTAATACTTCGACTAATACAACAGTTTCAACGTCTAAATCTACTGATACAGTTTATAGCACTAGTAAAAGTACAACAACAAGTTTTGGCACGGTTACACCAACTAACATTTCAACATCAACAACTGTTAGCACAAGTAAAACCACATCAACAACTTTTTCAACGTCAAGTGTAGTAAATACATCAACAGTGTTTAATACTAGTACAACTACGGTATACACAACTAGTACAGTTTATAGTACTACAACAGTATTTAACACTAGCACAAGTACTGTATTTAATACCAGTACAAGCACCGCATTTAATACTAGTACTTCTACAGTATTCAATACCGCTACGAGCACCGTATTTAATACTGCAACTACCACGGTATTTAATACCAGTACAACAACAGTTTATAGTACGAGTACAACTACAATTACAAGTTCAATTGTTAGCACATCGTTCTCAACAAGCTTTGATACGACAACTAGCGTTATAACAACATGGTATGTTCCTTCAACGAGAGCACATCAACCTGGAGACGTGTCGCATCACCCGCGAAGTTAGTATTATATAAAACTATGTAATAAATATATTATAGAAATTTAAATTTAATTTTATGGAAATGTTTAATAAAAAAGAGCTTGATAAAAGAATCGGCCCTTTAAAAAAAGATAAGCAATTATATAACTTAGAACAAGTTGAAGGTTATGTAATTAGAAAAGCTAGTGAAGTTGGTTTAGAAACTAGCTACGATGTTATGGCAGAAGAAATGCCATATTTTAAAACTTTAGCATATACAGAATATGCGGGTAACTTTTATTTACAACCGTTAAATTTCAAACTAAGAAACGAACAATTAATAGATGCGTTTCATTGTACTGAAAAAACAAATAAATTAGATTACTCTGATTGGCTAGTAAATAGAATAGTAAATAATCAAGCAAATAAATATTTAGAAAGAGACGAAAAAGCTTTAGCTAAATATCCAGCAAAAGATTATATAGTTGTTTTACCCGGGTCTAATAAGGTTAGAGAAAATGTTTGTTTGAATAGATTAAAGTTCATTGCTAAAGAGCATGGAGATAATATTTATTTTAAACCACATCCTATAACAACACATCAAATTATTGGTGAATTGAAAGATTTCTTTGGTGAAGAAAATGTATTACCAAGAAATATAAACATGTATTATTATTTACAAAAAGCTAAAGGCGTATATACAACACATATAAGTGAAAGTTGTGTTTACGGTGTAGTATTAGGTAAAGATACTCAACCTATAGATGTTTGGAATAATATACAAAGAGGTTCATTTTATTGTATTAATAATCATTTATTATATCATCAAGATAAAGCAAAAGATTATATCAATAAAACTTTTTCAAATTATAAATCAGGTATTATAAACCCTGAGCTAGATAAAAACTGGCAAGAAAAAGTTGATAAGTATATTGATTATATATGCGAAAAAAGAAATAAATACAAAAATTGGTTCTTAGACGGAAGAGCACAAAAGAAATAAAATGAAACTTATAAGAAAAATTACTATAGGAAAAGATTATAAAAATGATGCAATGCATTATTCTGTTGGCCAAGATGTATATGGTGGCCATACAATAGATTCTATAGTCGAAGAAAATGATAAGTTTTCCATTTATATTAAAAAAGGAAAAGAGGTTTTGCCTTGGAAAGATTTTAATAAAAACATGGCTATATCTGTTGAATATAATTTAGAATATTAATGCAAAGCATATCTGATTTTATAATCAAACCTAAAAATAAAAGATATAACAATACAAAACAGATCGGTGATTCAGAGTTACTGTTAAATTCAGAAATCTCTGATCATCGGTATGTTAGTAGAAATGCTATTGTTTTAGCCACGCCTTTAATTAATGAAACAGATATAAAAGTTGGCGATGAAATAATTGTTCATCATAATGTTTTTAGACGCTGGTATGATGTAAGAGGTGTAGAAAAAAATAGCAGAAGCTATTATAAAAAAAATAAATATTTTGTAAAAGCTGATCAAATATTTTTATATAAAAGAAATAACGAATGGCAAGCGCCAAAAGGTTATTGTTTTATCAAACCAATTGTATCTAATAATATTATTGAAAAAGAAGTACCTTTACGTGGAATAATAAAACATGTAGATAAAGATTTAATCGGTATTGAAAAAGAAGATCTAGTTGGTTTCACACCTAGCAGCGAATATGAATTTGTTGTTGACGGTGAAAGATTATATAGAGTATTAACAAATTCAATATCTATTAAATATGAACGTAAAGGAAACGAAAAAGAATATAATCCAAGCTGGACATAAAGCAGTTAAAGAACTTATTAAGGTTGCAAAAGAACCTATTGTTGAAACTGAAGATGACATTTCAGCTGATAGATTAAAAAATGCAGCTGCTACAAAAAAGCTAGCTATATTCGATGCTTTCGAAATATTAAATAGAATTGAAGAAGAAAAAGCATTATTAAGCGGCACAACATTAGAAAAAAAATCTGAATCGTTTAAAGGTTTTGCTGAAAGAAGATCTAAATAATGTATAATCAAACTTTATATAGTATTATTGAGCCAGTAAAAATTAATACAATTAAACGGCTTAATAAAGCAAAAAAATGGAAATATGGTTACAATAAAGAAAATGATATTATCGTTATATCAAAAACTGGTCAAATTGGTGAAATATATAAAATCCAAAATCTGCGGATAGCTTTACCACCTAAACCAAAAAATATTGATAATAAAAATAATAAGTGGACAGTACAAGACTATCCAAAAGAATTATCAAAATTAAAAACTATATTTGATTGGAAAGATTTACCAGCAGAATTTAAAAATAAATGGCATGGTTATATCGATAAAGAATTTACCAAACGTGAAGAAGGCTATTGGTTTTATAACAAAAGCAAAGCTACTTATATCACTGGGTCTCATTATATGTACTTGCAGTGGACCAAGATTGATGTTGGGAAACCAGAGTTTAGGGAAGCAAACAGATTATTCTTTATATTCTGGGAAGCTTGCAAAGCAGATAACAGATGCTACGGAATGTGCTACCTCAAAAATAGACGGAGTGGCTTTTCATTCATGGCATCATCGGAAACTGTTAACCAAGCTACTATATCTTCAGACGCTAGATATGGTATCTTATCAAAATCCGGGGCTGATGCTAAAAAAATGTTTACCGACAAGGTTGTACCAATATCCGTCAATTATCCATTCTTCTTTAAACCAATACAAGACGGAATGGATAGACCTAAAACAGAATTGGCTTATAGAGTTCCCGCAAGTAAATTTACTAGACGTAAAATAATTGTAAATGAAAAAGTTGAAGAACTGGCTGGTCTTGATACCACAATCGATTGGAAAAATACTGGTGATAATAGTTACGATGGTGAGAAGCTTGCGTTACTTGTACATGATGAGGCCGGCAAATGGGAAAGACCAGAAAACATATTAAATAACTGGAGAGTAACTAAAACTACATTAAGATTAGGTAGTAGAGTTATAGGTAAGTGCATGATGGGTTCAACAAGTAATTCATTAGACAAAGGAGGTGAAAACTTTAAAAAACTATATGATGGCTCAGATGTTACAAAAAGAAACCGCAATGGACAGACTCGCTCGGGATTATATAGTTTGTTCATACCTATGGAATGGAACTTCGAAGGATTCATTGATTCTTATGGATTACCTGTATTCAATACGCCGGATCAACCGGTTAAAGACAATTATGGAGACTACATCGACGTTGGGGTTATTGAACATTGGGAAAACGAAGTTGATGGATTAAAAGGGGATCAAGACGCTTTAAATGAATTTTATAGACAGTTTCCCCGTACAGAAGAGCATGCGTTTAGAGATGAAACTAAAAACAGCATATTTAATTTAGCTAAAATTTATGAACAAATTGATTATAATGAAGAAGCTAAATATGAGGCTGTTGTTACACGAGGTAGCTTCCAATGGCTAAATGGTATAAAAGATACTGAAGTACAGTTTATACCTAATTTAAATGGTAGATTTAATATTAGCTGGGTATTACCTAATAATTTACAAAATAGAGTAATAATAAAAAATGGAATTAAATATCCTGGCAATGATCATATTGGAGCTTTTGGCTGTGATAGTTATGACATATCCGGCACAACAGATGGCAAAGGATCTAAAGGTGCTTTACACGGCCTTACTAAATTTAGTATGGAAGAAGCTCCAGCTAATAAGTTTTTTTTAGAATATATAGCTAGACCTGCAACTGCAGAAATGTTTTTTGAAGATGTTTTAATGGCATTAGTATTTTATGGAATGCCTTTACTTGCAGAAAATAATAAACCTAGACTATTATATTATTTAAAAAGAAGAGGATATAGGGGTTATTCCATGAATAGACCTGATAAAATTTGGAATAAACTTTCTGTAACTGAAAAAGAAATAGGTGGAATTCCTAATTCAAGTGAAGATATAAGACAAGCTCATGCAGCAGCAATAGAAACATATATTAATACTTATGTAGGTATTAAGCCTACGGGCGAATATGGTGATTTATATTTTAATACAACATTAACAGATTGGTCTAAATTTGATATAAATAAAAGAACTAAATTTGATGCTGCTATTAGTAGCGGATTAGCTATTATGGCTTGTAATAAAAATTTATATACTCCTAGACCTCAAATAAAATTACAAGATAAAGTTAACTTTAGCTTTGCTAAATATAACAATAAAGGAAATTTTTCAAAAATAATAAGATAAATGGCAACAACATATAAATACGGTCTCTTCCCCAGTCAATCAGTGCCTGATGTTGAGAAAGCTAGTTCAGAATATGGCATGCAAGTTGCTAAGGCCATAGAAGCTGAATGGTTTAAAAAAGATTCGGGAACTACCAGATATTTTGCTAATAGAGATAACTTTCATAGATTAAGATTATATGCTAGAGGTGAACAAAGTATACAAAAATACAAAGATGAATTATCTATTAATGGTGATCTATCATATCTTAACTTAGATTGGAAACCGGTACCTATTATACCTAAGTTTGTTGATATAGTTGTTAATGGTATTTCAAATAGAACTTATGATTTAAAAGCTTACTCTGTAGATCCAGTAGCTACTAAAAGAAGAACAGAATTTGTAGAAAATTTGTTAAATGACATGTACGCTTCTGAGTTTGCTAATAAAATTGAAAAAAATTTAGGAGTAAATACTTTTTTTAATGAAAGACAAAACATACCCGATGATGAAGAAGAATTACAGGTTCATATGCAATTAAGCTATAAACAAAGTATAGAAATAGCGCAAGAGCAAGCTATAACAAATGTAATGGATTTAAATAAATATGATTTACTAAAAAGAAGGGTTGATTATGATATAGCTGTAGTAGGAATGGGTGCTATTAAAAATAGTTTTAATACTGCTGAGGGTATAAAAATAGAATATGTTGATCCAGCTGATTTAGTGTATTCATATTGTGAATCACCTTATTTTGATGATTTATATTATGTAGGTGAAATAAAAACAATAAGTATTACTGAGCTTAAAAAACAATATCCATATCTTACCGCTGAAGATATAAAAGAAATAGAAGGAAGAGGATCAGATACAAGATTACATAATAAATCTTATACATCAGAAAGTCAAGATAAAAATTTTGTAAACGTATTATATTTTGAATATAAAACTTTTGAAAATCAAGTTTATAAAATAAAACAAACCGCAAGCGGTGCGCAAAAAGCTATAGAAAAAACAGATCAGTTTAATCCACCTAAAGACGCGCGTTCAAGGTTTGAAAAAGTAAATAGATCAATTGAAGTTTTATATGCAGGCGCTAAAATTGTTGGACACGAAAGTTTGTTAGAATGGAAAAAATGTGTTAATATGACACGTCCTAAAGCTGATATAACAAAAGTACAAATGAGTTATAATATTGTAGCTCCTAGAGTTTATAAAGGTAAGCCTGAATCGTTAGTTAGCAGAATGACCACATTTGCAGATATGATTCAAATAACGCATCTAAAATTACAACAAGTGTTATCAAGACTTGTTCCCGACGGGGTATTCTTGGATGCGGACGGCATTGCTGAAGTGGATTTGGGTAATGGCACAAATTACAATCCTCAAGAAGCACTAAATATGTATTTCCAAACTGGTAGTGTTATTGGTAGATCTATGACGCAAGATGGTGATTTCAATAACGGTAGAGTGCCTATACAAGAGTTAAGGGCATCAGGCGGTAATACTAAAATAGCAAGTTTAATACAGTCATATAATTATTATTTACAAATGATGCGTGACGTAACTGGATTAAATGAAGCTAGAGATGGTAGTCAACCTGATAAAAATGCTTTAGTTGGATTACAAAAATTAGCAGCAGCTAATAGTAATACTGCTACAAGACATATATTACAAGGAGGATTATATTTAACTTTAAAAACCGCTGAGGCGGTATCTTTAAGAATATCTGATGTTTTAGAGTTTTCAAATACTAAAAGATCTTTTATTCAATCATTAGGTAGATTTAATATAGGTGCTATGGAAGAGTTGTATACTTTACACATGCATGATTTTGGTATATTTTTAGAGTTAACACCTGATGATGAAGAAAAACAGCTATTAGAAAATAATATTCAAATGGCTATAAATCAAAAACAAATTGAATTAGAAGATGCTATTGATGTTCGTGAAATTAAAAATTTAAAATTAGCTAATCAACTTTTAAAGCTAAGAAGAAAAAGAAAATATGAAAGAGATAGAGCGGCTCAATTAGAAAACATTCAAGCTCAATCTGCATCAAATACTCAAGCTGCACAAGCAGCAGCGCAGGTTGATATGCAAAAACAAAATGCTATTACTGAAAGTAAAGTACAATTAGCTAATGCACAAAAAGCATTTGATATTGAAAAAATGGAAACAGAAGCTGCTATAAAGAAAGAATTAATGGAATATGAATTTAAATTAAACATGCAGCTTAAACAAGTTGAATCAGATGTAATTAAAAATAAAGAAAAGTATAAAGAAGATAGGAAAGATGATAGGACAAAAATACAAGCTAGTCAACAAAGTGAATTAATAGAACAAAGAAAAAATAATACACCACCTAAAGATTTTGAATCGGCTGGCTTTGATAACTTAGGTGGATTTGGTTTAGAACAATTTGAACCAAGATAACCTTTAAAAATAATAACTATGGGAATGAGAGGCACGGACTTTCCAAAAAACGTTGTAGGGTCTGTTTTTACAACCGCAAGTAGCGACGCTATAATTCCACCAACAAATCATATATTTACTGCTTTTACTGTATTAGCAGCTGCAACATTTGATGCTAGTGGTGGTTTAGTAGCAGAAGCAGCAACTAAGTTTGCTAATACTGAAGACGCAGCAGGCGATTTAGCCGCAGGATCTGAAACAAATAATGAAGGATCAGGTGGTGTACAAATAACAAATTCAAACGCAACATTTCCTGCAGGTGTAACTATTCATGGTAGATACACTGAAATAGATGTAGCGGGAGGAAGCATTATTGCATATTACGAAAGGCAATAAATAAATTTAAGTAATTATATAATATTTTATCATGGCAGAAGAATTAAAAGTAACAGCTGTAAAAGCTGAAGAGCCAAAAACTATGGCTGAAAAAGAAGAAACGGTAGCAGAGAATGCCGGTATACCTATCGATAAAGACGGAGTATACAAATTAGATCTCGATAAGTTTAACCAAGAAAATAAAAAAGAAGATGCCGTTCAAGAGCAAAGCACAGATGAGGTTCCTGTACGCGACGAATCCGAAACTAGCGAAGAGGTTCGAGAAGGAAACGTCGAAGCGACAGATGAAAAACCTGCCGGAGAAGAAGTCGGCAATGAGGATGTGCGGGATAAAGAAACACCGATAATAGAAGAAATAACCGATGAAACCGATAATACTAACGAGACAGGAGTGGACGGAAGCATTGAAGATGCCAACGCCACATCGCAACAAGAAGAAATACTACAGGAAGAAAAAACACAAGAACCTGTAGATTTACCAGAAAATATTCAAGATGTTATAAACTTCATGAATGATACTGGTGGAACATTAGAAGATTATGTAAAATTAAATGCAGATTATTCTAATACAGACGACAATACTCTTTTGGTTGAGTATTATAAAAAAACCAAACCACATCTTACGTATGAAGAAATTTCTTTTTTAATGGATGATAAATTTTCTATTGATGAAGAGTTAGACACAGACAGAGATGTAAAAAGAAAAAAATTAGCTCTAAAGGAGGAGGTTGCAAATGCCAAAAACTTTTTGAAAACGCAAAAGGATCAATATTATAAAGAAGTCAAGTTGGGTTCTAAACTATTGCCTGAGCAGCAAAAAGCTATTGACTTTTTCAATCGCTATAATGAAGAGCAAAAATCAGCTGAAGAATTATTGCAGAAGCAAACATCACATTACAACAATGAAACTAATAAAGTTTTTAATAGTGAATTTAAAGGTTTTAACTTCAAAGTAGGGGACAAAAGATACAGGTTCAATGTTAGTGATGTAAATAAAGTAAAAGAAAATCAAAGTGATCTATTAAATGTTTTTAATAAATATGTTACAGAAGATAAACTTCTTACTAACGCGCAGGATTTTCATAAATCTTTATTTGCCGCTTCTAACCCGGACGCTATAGCTAATCATTTTTATGAGCAAGGCAAAGCCGACGCTATAAAACAAATGACTGCAGATGCTAAGAACATTAATATGGATCCTAGAAAAACTGCAGACGGTATTGTTGAGGCTGGCGGAGTTAAAGTTAAAGCATTAAGTGGAGATAATAGTTCCAAGCTAAAGTTAAAACTCAAAAACTATTAAAAATTAATAAAAAATGGCAAATGTATCATTTTCGTTACCTAGCGAATTGACCCCTAACGTGGTTAAACAAGCTAGCTATTCGAATTATTTAAACTTTCACTCTGGAGATGGAACTCCGGTAACTGACTGGGCACAACAGTATTTACCTGAGCTTTATAACCAAGAGGTGGAGAGATATGGAAACAGATCTATATCTTCGTTTTTAAGAATGGTAGGTGCTGAAATGCCTATGGCTTCTGATCAAATTATTTGGTCTGAGCAAGGTAGATTACACTTAGCATACGAAGGAGCGACGGTAAACAATGATGGTCTTATTACTATTGCTGGCGGTGGAACACACGCTGTAAGAGTAGGACAAACTATCGTATTATCTGATAACCAAGCATCTCCTACAGTTATCAAAGCTTACGTTAATACAGTAAGTGATGACAACACTACGTTAACTGTGTTACCTTATAAAGGATCAACTAACGGTACTTTAGGTGCACACACATCATTCAAAACTACAAACGATAGCGGAACAAACACATGTTCATTCTTTGTTTATGGTTCTGAATTTGCTAAAGGACAAGCTAGCATGGCTGGTTCTATTAAGCCTGAATTTGAATCTTTTACAAATAAACCAATTATTTTAAAAGACAAATTTGAAATCAATGGTTCTGACACTGCACAAATTGGCTGGATAGAAGTATCTGGTGAATCAGGTGTTGGTGGTTTCTTATGGTATTTAAAAGCCGAAGGAGACACAAGAGTTAGATTTGAAGATTATTTAGAAACAGCAATGGTTGAAGCTGAAAAAGCTGATGCAAACAACATCATTGATAGTGACTCTGCTTACGGTGGAAACAACGGTGATGCTGTTGGTTCAGAAGGCTTATTTGCTGCTATTGAATCAAGAGGTATCGTAGCAACTGGTGCTTATGACTCAGTAAATGACGTTATTTCTGACTTTGATTTAATTCTTAAAGAACTAGACAAACAAGGATCTATTGAAGAAAATATGTTATTCTTAGATAGAGACTCAAACTTAAAAGTTGATGATGCCTTAGCTGCGGTAAACGCATCTAACCCAGGTATGACATCTTTTGGTGTATTTGAAAACTCTGAAGACATGGCGTTAAATTTAGGTTTCAACGGATTTAGAAGAGGTTCTTATGACTTCTATAAAACTGATTGGAAATATCTTAACAATAAGTCTACAAGAGGATTATTCAATGACATTAAAGGTGTATTAGTACCTGCTGGAACATCTTCAGTATACGACCAAATTCTTGGAAACAACATTAGAAGACCTTTCTTACACGTAAGATATAGAGCTTCTGAAGCTGATGACAGAAGAATGAAGTCATGGATTACAGGTTCAGTAGGTGGTGCTGCAACATCAGGTGATGATAAAATGGAAGTACATTATTTATCAGAAAGATGTTTGATAGTACAGGCTGCTAACAACTTCGTATTATTCAAGTAAGATTATTTTAAAAGTGCTGGGCGTTTCGGCGCCTAGCCTTTTATTTAACATTTTTATTATATTATATTATGGCAAAAAAACAAAAAGCAGAGGTGGCTGTTGAAGAACCTGTAACGGTTACTCCACCAAAAAAAGAAAAACCCCAAAGTACTTGGGAATATAAAGATAGACAATATTATTTATTAGGAGATACAACACCCGTTGTATTTATTTTAAAATCAAAAGGCATCATGTGGTTTGATAAAAAATTAGGGTATGAAAGAGAAATTAGATATACCTTAAATCAAAAAACAGTTTTTGCTGATGAATTTAAGGGAGATTCAAGATTAGATCATATTATTTTTAGAGATGGTGTTTTAAATGTACCAAAAGAAAGAACTGTTTTGCAACAAATACTTTCAATATATCATCCCGATAAAGGCAGATTATATGCAGAAGTTGATCATGAAGCTGACGCAAAGTCTGATTTAGATGAATTAAACTTAGAATTTGAAGCAATACAAGCTGCAATGGGAATGGATATTGACCATGCTGAAGCAATTGTAAGAACAGAAAGAGGTAGTGCAGTTAGTAGAATGAGTTCTCAGGAAATTAAAAGAGATTTATTTTTAATGGCTAAAGATAATCCTGCGTTGTTTTTAGAATTAGCTAATGATGACAATATCAATATTAGAAATCTAGGTATTAAAGCAGTTGAATTAGGATTATTAATTCTTTCAAATGATCAAAGAACATTTTTATGGGGAAGTAATAATAGAAGATTACTTACAGTTCCATTTGATGAAAATCCATATTCAGCTTTAGCATCTTGGTTTAAAACAGATGAAGGTATTGAAGTCTATCAATTATTAGAAAAGAAACTTAAATAGTTTGTTTATAGTGGTTAGGCCGCTATAAGCGGCTTAATCATTATATAAAAATATTATGGCAATATCAGTTGATAAAGTATATAAAACAGTATTATCAATATTAAATAAAGAATCAAGAGGTTTTTTAACACCAGATGAATTTGAAAGAATTGCTTCACAAGTTCAACTTGATATACTAGATCAAAATTTTCATGATTATAATAAAGCAGTTGTAAGAGCTTCTAGAGGAAGAGCTGTACAAGATTATGGAAATATACCAGAAAAAATTCAACATAAAATAGATCCATTTTATGCGGCTGCGGATATTACATTAACAAATGGTATTGGTACTTTGCCAACAGATTTGTATAAAACAATAAATATTAGTATAACTAATAAAACTATTCAATTAGAAAAAGTAAATAAAAGCACATTATCATATTTACTATCTTCACCTTTAACAAAACCAACAACATCATTTCCTGTATATTATCAGAGGGCAACAGATATTATTGTTGAACCTGCTTTATCAGATGGTAGTTGGACATTAGGTAATTTACTTATTGAATATGTAAAAACACCAGTTGACGTAAATTGGAATCACACTGTTGGCTCAAGTGGAGAGTTAACAGCTACTGACCCTATGACAGATTTTACATTGCATGAATCTGATAGAGTACAATTAATATTAGGTATATTAAAATATGCCGGATTAGTAATTGAAGATCCTGCTGTAATACAAGCAGCGAGTGGAGAAGAAACTAAATTAATACAATTAGAACAATAATAAATGGGACTTATAACACAAACTCAAGAAGCTTATTATAATAAAACGCAAACTTTTACGGGGTCTACTGCTTCAGTTGTTGATGGTTCAAATAAAGTATTTGATTTATTAACAAGTTCTTTTTCTGTTTTGCCTACATCTATAACAGATTTTGTAATTACTATAAATGGTCAATCAATAAGCTCGGCTAATTATGGTTATAGTTCACCAACAATAACATTTTCAGGAAATACAAATAATACAGATGTATTAGAATCAGATGGTGCACCTAAAACAGGATTTGAAGTTATAGTTACTGAAACGAATAAAGCACAAAGACACGGACAATATAGATATATATCATTAGCTGATATTGTAAATAATTATATGATAGCTTTTGTAGGAGAAGGTAAATTAATACCAACTTGCAAAAGAACTGATGTTTTATTTCATGCGAAAAGAGGTATACAAGAATTTAGTTATGACATTACTCGTGTTGAAAAAATACAAGAAGTTGAGGTTGCTGATACATTATCAGTTCCTTTCCCTCAAGACTATGTAAATTATGTTAGATTATCTAGAGTTGACGACGCTGGTATAGAGCATATAATATATCCTGCAAGATATACTTCTCAACCCTCAGAGTCTATATTACAAAATGAAGATCATAAATATTTATTTGATAGTAATGGTAATTTATTAACAATAACGCCATATACATCAGATCAGTTTAAAAACTTTGAACATGCCAACCTAGCCGGTGCTTTTGATAATGCTGATTTAACATATGATGTACATAAAGATATTGATAGAATAGGTGAGTTTGGCGCTAGGTATGGGTCAGATCCTGAAATATCTCAAAAAAATGGTATATTTACAATTGATGAATTAAATGGAAGCTTTCATTTTAGCAATGAATTATTAAATAAAATTATAACAATTAAATATATATCTGATGGCTTGGGAACTGACGATGAAATGCAAATACATAAATTAGCTGAAGACGCAATATATAAATATATAACTTATGCAATAGGCAGTAGCCGTATAAACTTTCCTGAATTTATTATAAATAGATTTAGAAAAGAAAAAAGAGCTGCTATGAGAAATGCCAAGTTAAGATTATCAAATTTAAAATTAGGTGAGCTTACTCAAGTTATGAGAGGTAAATCTAAACACATTAAACATTAGTAAATGCCGGAAATAAAGAATAGTTTCATCAAAGGTAAAATGAATAAAGACCTTGATGATAAAATATTACCTAACGGTGAGTATAGAGACGCTGTTAACATTAAAGTATCTAAATCAGATAATTCAGATGTAGGTTCTGCACAAAATGTTAAAGGCAATGACTATGAATATGGTGTTGGGAAAAAAATAACTTTTACAGGTGATACTATAGGCAAGCATGTTAATAAGCTAACTGGCGATGTTTTTTGGTTTGTAACTGATTTTACAGGTATTGATATAGATGATCCTGTGTCAATGGAAACTAACGGCGGATTTGCTACTAGTTCTAATAATTGTAAAATATATCATACTAAACTAGGAAGTGGCCAAGAACCTAAAGAATTAATTAATAGCTTTAGATTAAATTTTTCTAAAAAACATCCAATATTACATTCAAATATAATAGATGAATTATTATTTTGGACTGATAATTATAATCAACCTAGAAAAATAAATATTAGAATAGCAATAGATGATAGAGAAAAAGATGACGCAGAAAAATATTATAAAAATGACAAATATTTAGAAGATAAAATTAGTGTTGCACAATATGCGCCGGCTAGCGCTCCTAAAGTTAGAATGTCTCATGATACTTCTATAAAAAGTAAACATATAGAAGATAAATTTGTTAAATTTGCATATAGGTTTCAATTTGATAATAATGAATATTCAATAATATCACCTTTTACTCAAACTTGTTTTCATCCTGGCAAAGGTAAAGATTTTAATTTTGGTGAATTTCAAAATACCGCTAAAGCTGGCGTTTTAACATCTGCAGAAGAGACAGACGCTGTTGAACAAACAATAGTAAAATCTGTGCAAAATTTAGCAAATGTTGTAGAGTTATTTATTGATTTACCAGGTATGACGCTAACAGATGGTATAACTGAAAATAATCATGCCGCTTGTAGCATAAATAAATCTGGTGGCGAAAGTGGGGGCTATCCAATAACTATTGACGGAGTTAATGGAACCATAGCTAACGGCAATACTGTTTTAACAGAAAGAGGTGATAACTATACTGTTGACACAAGTGCTGGTACTTTAGATTCAACTAATTTACCATTATCAACAAGTATTGATTCAAAAATACCTTTAATAGATAATCAACGTTTATATTTCTTTACAAATATAGCTGATTATGTAAATAATTTAAAAATTAAAAAAATACAAATATTATATAGTGAAGCTGGTAGCTTAGCTTTAAAAGTTGTAGATACAATTGATTTTAAAAAGCAAGTTTTAAACACATCAGATAACATTAACAATATAATATACAGAGCAGAGCCAATATCTGATAATAAAGCCAAACTTATGTATGGTTTTAAATTTACTTATAACTCTGCAAAGCCAATATTAACCTTGCCAGAGTCTGAGTTAATAAGAATATCTGATATAATACCAGTTAAAGCAAAAACACAAGAAGTCAGCGGTAATAGAGTTATATATGGTAATTTTTGGCAAAATAGAGATATAACAGGTATAAACGCAGATGATTTTAATATTACAAGTGGTGATCAAGATAAACTTAATTCTCAATATTTATTATCTTCTGTAAAATCTAATAGAGAATATTCTGTTGGTATAGTTTTATCTGATAGATATGGAAGGCATTCAACTGTTCTTACTCCAACAGATAATACAGAATTTTTAGATCCTAAAAGCGGAAGTTTTGCATCATGGAATCATTATGCTTTAAAATTAAACTTTAATGGGGTAATTGGCGATGCTTATTCCGCTGACACTAACCCTTTAGGTTGGCACACATATAAAATAGTTGTTAAACAGGCAGAACAAGAATATCATAATGTATTTGCACCAACTATTTTAGATAATATTCCAGCAGATGAAAAAAGATCATGGCTAGTATTGCATGGTGATAATATAAATAAAGTACCTAGAGATGTTACTGATACTAATACTGAAGACGGAACTCAAGGATCACAAACAAGTTTATTGCCTAAAATATTAGATACTAATGGTAGCTCAACACAACAAAGTGGTACAGAATTTATAGATATAATTTCTATAGGTACTAAAAATGAGCATGGTATTGGAACTAGTATACCTGATTTTTATTTAAATGATAAAAATCCTTTATTAGCTGAATTACCCGACGGTAGTGGACGTAATCATAGTCAAGGAACTACGTTTGATAATTTAATTGTTTTAGAAACAAAACCAGTTTCTTCAGCTTTAGATTTATATTTTGAAACTTCTACAGCAGGTTTAGTGTCACATTTAAATGAACAAATAGACGAAGGATTAACTGGTTCTGTTCCAAACGCGGTAGCTTTAAGTGCAAACACAGTAGCCGAAAGCGCTTCATCAGGCACTAAAGTTGCGGATTTAACAACTACAGACTCGAGCGGATCAACTATTAGTACTCCAACATATTCAATAGTTTCAATTTTTGATGGTAATGGTACTGATAGAGCTGGAGCTTTTGTAATTGATGGTGAAGATTTAGATACTGGAGAAACATTTGAATTTAAAAATAATAATCAAGATACATATAGTATTACAATAAAATCTACAAAAGGCAGTAATTCACAAAATTTTCCTAAAACAGTTACCGTATCTAACGTTGTGCCAACACAAACAGTTGGTTCATCTTTAGCATTAGCAGCATCAACTACAGTTGGTACTGCTATTAGAACAATAACAGCTGTTAACGGAAGCGCTAAATCTGGTGCTACAGCTAATAATTTAACCTTTTCAATAGTTAGCGGTAATACAGATAATGATTTTTCTATTAATTCAAGTACAGGTGTAATATCAGTTGCTAATTCATTAACAGCTGGAGATTCATATACATTAGGTATAAGAACAACTGATGTGGGTGGTTTACAAGATAACGATAATTTATCTATAACTATTTCATCGTCAAACTTTACATCTTTTTATAGGTCAGAAGGAGCTTCGTCACCAATTCCTGATGCTTGTGATCGAGCTGTAGGTATTCTTGCTTATCATAATGGAACTGATGCAGTGCCTGTTCAAGGTGATACTATTTTTACAGATGCTCAAGGAACTACGCCGCTTGCTGGAGGTAATGCTGACTTTGCTTGGTCTCCAGGTGGAGGGTCACATAATGGTACAGGAACATCTTTTAAAGCGCCTGTTAATAACTCAGGTGTAGTAGGTTCGGTAACTTTATGTAGCTAATAAAACATGTAATAATTAATTATGGGATATACTATTGACATACAGTTTCAAAATACCTTTATTATAAGATCTGCAACAGCTGTTCGTCATTTTGAGGAATCTAGAATAAAAGGAGGTTTTAATGAACCTTTTGTAAGCATAGGGCCTAAAGCTCATTTAGTAGATGAAAATTTTGCAGGGCAAAGAAGAAATAATGCTTTAATATATTCTGGTATTTATAATTCAAAAACTGATGTTAATAGAACAAATGTATTTAGCGCAGGTGAACCAATAACAAGAGCGGTTGACCCTGCTAATGGGCCTATACAAAAACTACATGCTGAAGATACAAATTTAAATATATTGCAATCTGATAAAGTTAGTTATGCTTTAATTGATAAAGATGCGTTATTTACAGCTGAAGGAGGAAGATTAACAGCATCTGGTGCCGCGGTAATAGGTCAAATAATTCCTTATCAAGGAAGATATGGAACTCAACATCCTGAAAGTTTTGCTTTCAAAGGTATAAGAAAATATTTTGTAGATAAAAATAGAGCAGCGGTTTTAAGATTATCTAGAGATGGTATTACTGAAATATCTCAATATGGAATGCGTGATTGGTTTAGAGATAATTTAAATTTAGTAAAAGATGATTATCCTGATGATAAAGTTGTAGGATATTATGACGACCATCATGATCAATATGTGGTATCTTTACAGGGTTTAAGCGGTACTATTGATGGTTTATCTGTAAATGAATATTATACTTTATCGTTTGATGATAGCATAAATGGATGGATTAGTTTTTATGACTATAAACCTGATTTTGGATTTAGTCATAATAAAAAGTTTTTTACTTTAAATGAAAATAATATATGGCAGCATTATGTAAATGAGCTTCGTAATAACTTTTATGGACAGGGCAACGCATCATATATTACTTTTGTTGCTAATGAATCGCCATCTACAGTTAAGAATTTTTTAAGTATATATTATGAAGGAACTTCATATTGGGCTATGGAATCTGCAAAAGCAGAAGATGGTGTAAGACAAACGGTTCAAAAAGCTAAAAAAATTGATCAATCAGAACTAAATTTAACAGGTGATATTTTAAATCAATTTCAAAAGAAAGAAGATAAATATTATTCTTATATAAAAAATGACACTGGCGCTATAAAAGGCGGTGTTACTGGATTAGATACGGCTGGAATAGCTGGTTTATTTTCAGTAGTTGAAATGAGTAACGGTAATGACACTCAGCAAGAGTTATTTTCTGTATCTCATGTTATATCAAAATCAAGTTAAATGAAATTTAATATACGCAGACTCGTTGAGTCAGATTATGAAACATTAGTTAAATGGTGGAAGGGGTGGAAATGGCCACCTGTTCCAAAAACTTTTTTACCAGATACTGGCTTTATAGTAGAAAAAAACAAAATAGGCGTAGTTGCATGCTACGTTTATATGACTAATTCTAAGGCCGCTTTACTTGAATGGGTTATATCTAACCCAGAATATAGAGAAAGTGACAGAAAAGACGCGATAACGCTCTTAATTCAAGCCGTAGAGCATGTTTTAAGCGAGCAAGGGATTAAACATGTATTTACAATAGGTAGAAATAAGCATTTGATAAATGTACACGAAAAATTAGGATGGGATGTTGATAAAAAACCATCTTATGAAATAATAAAAAATTTATAAACAATGGCAATATTTAGTGCAATAAACGCGGGTAAAGCTAGAAAAGCGCAGGGAAGAGCTAATGATGCTTTAAATCAAGCTATAGCAGATCGTCCAGATATAATAAATCCATATGAAAACGTAACGGATTTAAGCGGTATGATTAGCAATCCTTTTGCTAATTTACAAGTTGCAACAGGTGCCGCAGAGTTTCAAGCAGAACAAGCAGATATGTCTTTAGCAAATGTATTAGATCAACAAAGGGCATTAGGTGGCGGTGCATCATCTGCTACTGCAATTGCTCAAGCTGCTGTACAAAGTAAAAGAAATGTGGCTGATTCAATTCAACAACAAGAAGCTCAAAACGCAAGATTAAGAGCACAAGGCGAACAACAAGCTCAAGGTAGAAGATTAGCGGAAGCTCAAAGATTACAACAAGCAGATATTTTAGGAAAAACATTTAAATTTCAAGCAGAAGAAAGCAGAAGTATAGCAGATATAGCTAGACAAGCAGGATTAGCTCAACAATTTGGTCAGCAAAGAATGGACGCTTTAGCAGGAATGGGTGCAAATACAGCAGGTGTACTAGCAGGAATTTTTGGGAATTAATAAAAAAAAATTATGGCATTACCGGTAGTAACATATGGCAAATATAATTATGGAGATTATTCTAATCCTAGACCTATTAGATATAAAGGAGGTTTAGGTGAAGCTTTAGCGGCAGGAATTACTTCAGCTATAAGTGCAGATAAAAGAAAAGAAAAAGAATTTAAAGCAGCTCAAGAAAGTGCTTTAATGATGAGTATGCAATTTAATTCACAATTAAATCAAGCTTTTGGAAAAGCCGCTGCAACTAATAGACAATTTTTAAGAGATTTAAAACAAGATTATGGCAATGATGTAAAAGCTTACAAGTTAGGCAAGATGAGTTTTGATCAATATGAAGAAAAAATGACTTATTATCAAAATATATTAGATGAATCAGTGCAGCTTGCTGCAATAATGAAACCTATTATAGAAAGTGACCAAGACGTTGATTTTACTATGGTTAGAGACAATGACGATAATAAAGCAGCTGTAATGGCTAGGTATGGAGTTAAAAATGGCAAATATCTTTTACAAAGAGATGAAAATGGTTTAAGAATTATATTACCACATGGTAAAGATGTTTCTGGATATGTACCTAAATCTTTATCTGCGGCAGAACTTATAACAAATACTAAATACATAACTCCTGAAATAAAATATAATAATTTAAAAAATCCACTATTTGCAGACATGCTAACAAAAGTTGGTAATGTTATAAAAACTAAAAGTAATTTATTAACGTCAAGAATAGAGGCGGATTTAGGGGCTAAAGTTTTTCAATTAGATCCAGGTAAAAAATTAGAAATTATTAATGAAATTAAAAATAGAAGCGATTTATTAAATATATTTGATAAAACACAAATAAAATATTACTATGAAGACGAAATTGGAGATGATCAATGGACTGCTTCGGATGATCAAAAAGAATTAGTAAAAAATAAATTAGCAGAAGATTTATATAGTTCATTATTAAATGTAGATATAAATGCTGTAAAATATGTTCCTGAACCTTCAATAATTGATCCTAGAACTGGGAAGCCATTTAGTAGTAAAGATCAAATAACTGATTATAATAAGCAAGTATCTCTTCAAAACAAAAGAAAAGACTTTTTTGATAAAAATTTATTAGAAATTTATTTTCTCCCAAGGCAAGGCTATAAAGTAACAGAAGATGTAGAATATAGAGATAAAGATGGTAGAGTTAAAAAAGAAAAAATAAAAAGATTTAGTAAAGATTTTTTAAACAGATTGCAAGAATTAGAAGGCGTAGAATCCGATTTAAGAGCTTTTAGTGTAAATGCACCTATAGACAGTGATTTTGATATAGAAGAGCAAATTGAAATTGGTGCTTCTTCACAATTTGAACAGGAATATGATCAAGGAAAAGGAAAAGTAAGAATTAATCCAAGTATGACAGAAAATGAAATTATATATGCTATTGGTTCATCTTTAGGTTTTAGCAGATCACAAATTCAAAAAAGAATAGAAGAAATTAGAAAAGAAAATCCGGCAAAAACAATATATAGTCCTGAAAGACTACAAGGGATGACAAATATTATAGAAGGACTTCCTACAAATAAATAAATATGTTTGAATATAATAACGTTTTGTATACTACCGCGGACATGTACGGTCATGCGCAGGCATTAGGTTTATCTTTAAACGATTATTTAGCTGCTAATCCTGAAATTAAGGAACGAACTGATTTAAAAGAATTTATACCTGAAAATAAACGCGTTAATTTTGAAATACTAGAAAGTTCATTAATAGAACAAGGTATTTTAATACCCGGAGAAAACACTGCTAATCAAAATTTTTTAAAACCTAATGCTCCTTATGTAGATGTAAGCGGAACAGTTATAGAGCCAAAACCTCCAACTGCTTTAAGGAATGTAAGCAGAAAAGCAAAAAAAACAAATTTACAAGTATTAACGCCTGAGCAAAAAAAATCTTATGATGATTATTTAAAACTTTACAAAGAGGCTGTTTTTGAAGAAAGAATGAATAACGCAAGAGCAATATCAGAAAGTAAAGGTGATGGCTTTGGTAGTAAAATGATAAATGCTGTAGATAATATGTTTTTACAGATTGCTCAAGCTTATCCTAATACCCAAATATCTAGTCTTCAATTTGCAAGACAATTATTTGGCTCTGAGGGCGGCAGCAATGTAGACGATTATATTAAAGATTTAGCGCCTAAGCTTTTTGAAAAATTTTTACCAGGTGGTGCAGTGGGAACTGTGTCCGGTATTAGAGTTGGTAAAAGAATACTTGCTGATATATTACCAGAAGAAGTAAAAAAAGCTGGTTTAAAAAAAGCAAATAAAGAATTAATTCGACAAATCCAGTCTGCTCAAATAATAGAAGCAAGAATGGGGCAAACAGGCTCAATAACCGAAGGATGGAAACAGGGTGATCTTGGAGAAATGGTAGCTGGAGCAGCAAATGCTGTTGGTTCATTTGGAGCATCTATAATTATAAGCGGTGCAACAAGAGGGGCTGGTATATATACAGATTTTTTTGGTAGAGCTTATGAAAATGTAAATCAGGCTAAAGCAGATGAATTAGGTATTAGTTTAGAACAATTAATAATGACTGGCCAAGATGATGTAAGAGCGCCTTTAGTAACAGCGGGAGCTGCAGGATTATTAGAAAGATTTGGTATAAAAGGTGTAACTAGAGCATTAAGGGCTAAACCACCCAGTTATACTAGAGCTTTAGCATTAAGAGCATCTTCAGGTACTAGAGAAGGATTAACAGAATATTTTCAACATGGCATAGAGCAAGTAGAAACTGCTTATGGTAAAGGCGCTAGAGGCGTAGAATTAGGAGAAGTATTTGTTAATTCATTAAATACTCAAGAAGGTTTAGAAAGCTTTTTACAAGGATTTGTTGGTGGTGGTATAATTTCTTCTGGTGGAAATTTACAAAAACAAGATGCTGCAGCTCTTGCTGGTATAGCTGGTTTAGCTACATTTGGTGCTGATGGTTTTGTTTTAGCAGGTTCAGTATTGCCTTTGAATGCTAAATTAGCTGCTTTTAATATGAGAAGCTCAGCTAATAAAACAAAAATAAAAAATCTTGAAGAAAAAGTACATGTACTAAAAGAGGAGTTGGCTAAAACTACTGATAAAGATGGGCAAGATATTATTATAGAAAGAATAGAATCTGCTCAGAATGAAATTAAAAAAATTATAAAAGCTGATAATGTACTTATAAATCAATTATCTGAAGAAGACATGAATTCTTTAGCTAAATTTAAAGATTTAAATAAAGAGTTTCAAAATAAATTTAAAAAGCTTTCAGAAAAAAGAGAAAAAGGAGAAATATCACCTTCAGAATATAATACACAATCAGCTTTACTTAAAGAACAACTAGCAGAACAACAAAAAGAATTAAACCAAGTTGTTGGGGATATATCTTTAAAAAATCAAAATATATCACAAAAAAATGCTGATCTTATAAAAATTATAAAAGATCCAAATGCTGATCCAGCGGCAATTGAAAAAGCAAAAAATGATTTAGTTGAAAATAATCGAGGGTTTATTGAAAAGCTTATAAAAAGCACATTTAATCCTACATTAAAAAGTGGATTATCAGAACAAGACTATAGAGCAGCAATAAATTTAGAATTTGCAAAGATTATAAATTCTTATAAAATAAAAGAAAATGTACCGTTTGGTGCATACTTACAGCAAACTTTACCTAAAAGATTACCTGCTATATTTGATTTAGCAATTGAAACAAATGAACAAGGTGAATTTATTGTAAAAACAGATGTAACTGAATCTGATAATATAATAGGCGATAAAGGTATTAATATAAATACAAAATCTAATAATAATCTTGCAAATAATATAATAGGTATTACAGGTTTAAATAAAGAAGAAAGTAATACTAAAGGTAAAGAAATATTAAGTGGTAAACTTCCAGGTGTAACAGAAAAAGTAAAAGGCGATCAAAACCCATTTTTAACAGCTATAGAAAAAGCTGCTGAAGGTAAATTCTTCCAAGATATAATGGATGCAATGGGTGGTAATTTTAAACAAAACCCTGATGCTTTAAGTGAATATGTTACATTTTTAGAAACTAATATTGCAGACATAAAAGCTGTTATTGAAGAGGCTGGTAATCAAGATTACAATAGGTATAAAAATAAAATGCTTAAAAGCTTATATAAACCTAAAAAAATTGGTAGAGCAAAAGCAGCGGAAGGAGGTACGCCTGTTGGTGAAGGAAGATATGAGTATCAAACGCCTACCGATGCAGAAATTATTTCATACTTTAGCGAAGGTAACTTAACTACTGTTGTTGAAAGAAAGAAAACATTATCAAAAATATTATCTCATTCTGTTGGTAAACAAGCAGTATCTGAAGCAATTAAAGATCCTGCTGTTGCTGAAAAATTTAAAGATATACAAGAGCTATTAGGTAAAGAAGTTCCAGCTAATGTTGAATCACAAGTAATAGCTAAGTTAGATCGAGTAATTAAAAAGCTTGAAGACGCAAAGCCAGACCCTAATGTTTTAAGCATCAATCCAATTATAGAATTAGGTAGACAATCTTTATTAGGGTTTTTAAAATCAATAAGACAACTTTTAAAAGCTGGTGCAAATTTTAATAAAGCAAAATCTCAATCAATAAAAATTGCTTCAAAAGATTTAAATTTAAGTAAAAATCAAGAACAAATATTTACAAGAGAGTTAGGTCCTTTATCAGCTGAAATAATTGATAGTAATGATTTTGAAGTAATATATCTTGCCGCTATACGAGAAACTGTTAAAGATAGGCTTAAACAAGACTCCGATCGTATAGTAAAAAATATAAAAGAAAAACTTAATGATAAAAAATTAAATGATAAGCAAAAAGCAGAATTTGTGTTTGATTTTTTTAAATATGAACATTCGGCATATGTTAAAAATAGCAAACTACATGGTCTTTGGGAAGGCGCTAGCAACGAAGTTTCTTTTAAATATTGGGAAAAACAATTTGGTATTAAATTAAAAACATTAGGTTTTAAAATACAAGG